GCCGGCGTCCATCGCGCCGCGCACCAGGCGCGGCAGCCGGGCGAGCAGCCACCACAGGATCTGCTCCTGCTGGTCGAACGGCACGTTGCGAAGCTCGACGATGAAGGGCGTCCGCTTGAAAAGCCCCGGGTCGATCTGCACCGGCCAGAACACCGAGAGATCCGCGACGCGGCCGAAGTCCCAACCGAACGCGCTGCGCGCCGTCGGATCGAGACGCGACAGCAGCGGTTCGAGGTTGGCGGTGATCCAGGCGTCTGCCGCCATTCGCCGCTCGGCCTCGGGACGCGCGGAGAACTCGGTCGGCACCTCCCACCGCGCGACGGGTATTTCGCCCGACATGCAGGCCTCGAGAACGCCCGGCAGGATCCACGAACCAGACCCCTCGGCCGGGATGCAGAACAGTTCTTCGTCGGCGGCGTCGCCGTAGTCGTCGATAACGCCCGCGCGCCACTCCGCCTCCTTCTCGACCGACCACTCTTCGCCCTTGCGTTGGCAGATCCGTTGATAGAGGCCGTCGTGCAGCGCTTCGTCGAAGTCGATCCGTTCGAGGCCGTAGGACTTCGTCTTCGCGCGGATCTCCTCGATCTTGAGGTTGAACGGGTTCGCCTGCCCGTCGTGGGTCGAGATGACCACGACCATGCCGCCCCAGATGGTCAACGCGATCGCAGCCTTCAGGACCGCCTCGAGATCGTCGTGGAAGGCCGCTTCGTCGATCAGCACATAGCCCTGCTTGGCGCGCAGCGAGCGCGGCGCGGACGGCAGCGCGACCACCTCGAAGCCGGAGGCGTACTGAATGCGAAACGCCTTGATCTCGCGCGTTTCCTTCGTTTCCGGATCGTAGTCCTCGAACACGAACTCGCCGGCTTCGAAGGCGACTTCGGCGATCAGCTTCGACCACATGGCGACGACGTCGATGAACTCCCTCGCCATCTCGAGATTGTAGCCGATGTACCAAACGTCCATGCCGCCGGCCTTCTGCTCGGCAGCGGCAACGAGCACGGCGTCGAGGGCAAACGCCCAAGTCAGGCCGGTTCGGCGGCTCTTCTCGATGAAGGTGACGGAGTTCTTGAGGCGGGTCCGGATCGCGCGCTTCTGATAGGGCAGAAGCACGTCCATGACCGGCAGCATCGCCAGTTCGGGCGGCAAGCCATAGAGCGACTGGCGACGCAGATCCTGCCACTCGGCTTTCGTGATCGCGCGGCCGACCTTGAAGTCGTCACCTTGTGGAAGCGCGCTCATCCCTGATCCTTGTCGATGCCCAGTTCCTTGCGAAGGAAGGCGACCAGATTTCCGGAAACACCCGTCTTCGCCGCGACCTTGGCGACCGCTTCCTCCGCCTTCGTCGTGAACTCTCTGAGGATCCGCACCTTGGTATCGGCGCTGATCTTCTGTGCCTCCTCGGCGTGCTTCAGGGCACGGCTCGCGAACATCAGCATCTCGGCCGTCTCGCCGTCGGCCCGCAGTTCGTCGCCCGCGTTCTCGAGCATTTCGAAGGTGAGGCTCTTGATCGTCTGGGCGAGCAGCAGCGTGATCTGTTCCGCGTTCTCGCCCTCGAACTTCGGCGTCAGGATCGCGGCGATCTCGCGCGTCTCCTCGAGGCGGCGCCCGACGGCGGCGAGCCGCATCGAACGGCGGTTGAAGGCCGATTTCGAGATCTGCGGGATCTTGGCCGGATCCGTGATGCCCTCTTCCCAGGCGGCGGCGCGGATGGCGCCGTTGAGATCGTCGAGGATCTCCAGTTGGGTGAGCGCCTTGTCCTTCAGGGCCGTGAAAGCGGCGCGCACGGCATCGTCGCACCACGCCGGCAGACGGTCGATCGAGGAAATCCGGCCTCGCCCTCCGGTGGTGTCGCGGCCGGCCATGGTCACCTCACCCTTCGACGCGGCCGTAGCCCATGCCGAGCGCCTGCATGTAGAGCTCGAGCAGCGCGTCCTTCTCCTCCCGCTCCGACTTGTCGGTCTTCCGGATCCGGATGACCTCGCGCAGGATCGACACGTCGAAGCCGTTGCCCTTGGCCTCGGCGTAGACGTCCTTGATGTCGTCGGAGAGCGTCTTCTTCTCCTCCTCGAGGCGCTCGATGCGCTCGACGAAGGACTTCAGCTGGTCGGCGGCGACGCCGGCGGCATCGGACATGGCGGTCACTCCGTGATGATGGCCTCGGACGGCCAGTCGACGCCGGCGATCCTCAGGCGGCGAGCCAGGTGCGAGCGGCCCTTCGGCGTGATCGTGCCGATCAACACCGAGCCCGCCTGGGAGATGCGGAGCGCGTCGAACTTCTCGAGGTAGCGCATCTCCTCTTCGACCCACTCGCGGTCCTCGTTGACCGCGAAGGTGAAGAGTTCGCGCTGCAGCATCTTCGAGGAGAGAGACCCATCGGGCCAGCTCGCGAGCTTGCGCAGGATGATGAGCCGAGCATCGGCGCGATAGTGGTCGACGAAATCGTTCACGGCCGCTCCCTCAACATGTAGTTCTGAAACCGGTCGGCCATCGCCGCCACCGGCTTCAGGCGCTCGTCGATGGTGTCGAACCGACCCTCGAGCTTGGCGAGCGCCAGCTCCAGCCGGTGTGTCGCCTCGCGATCGGGCAAGTGCTCCATCTCCGCTTCGACGATCGCGACGCGCTCCTCGACCTTGTCGACCTTGTCGGCCAGATCCTTGTGGGCGTCGGCCGAAGCCTTGGATCGAACCATCACCCAGGTGTTGACGAGCGAGGCCACAGCGAGCGCGACAGCCGCCCAAGCGGCGATAGAACCGGGCTCCATCACCGCCCCCTGGGGTCGGAGTGCTCGGCATGATCGGCCCAGACCCGGAGGTAGATCGCCGCCAGCTCGGGCACGTTGCGGATGACGTTGGTGTTTTCAGCGTTCTTCTCGGCGCTCGGGCTGAAGTTGAAGCTGCCCGTCACCACCGTCTTGCCGTCGACGATGACGACCTTGTTGTGGTGGATGGGATGGCGGCCGTCGCAGGAGAGCGCGACGCCGGCCTTGACCAGGACGCCGATCACCGGCGGGAAACGGCGCGCGTTGCACGTCGCCTCGTCGACGATCACCGCCACGTCGACACCGCGATCGGCGGCGGCACGCAGCGCGTTGATCACGCGGCCGTTGGTGAGCTGGTAGGTCATGACGCGGACCTCCTCGCGCGCCTCGTCGATCGCCTCGGCGACCAACATGGCGGGGCCTTCGCCCGGCGCGAACGCCACCTCGATCGTGGCGCCGTCCAGCGGCAGCGGCTCGGCGGCGGAGGGCAGGATCGCGGCGGCGAGGCCGGCGAGCGCGATGGCGCCGGTGATCAGGATGCGCTTCATGATGCGGGCTCTCCCCTGCAGGTGCGGGACTGCTTGTCCATGGTGTTCAGGTCCCCGATGACGTCGGCAGCATCGGGGTGGTCCTCGAGGTAGTCGGCGGCGCGAGAGAGACCCGCGTCCGACAGCGGCATCGGACACATCGCCTTGAGCTGCGCGATGATCGCAGCCCGTCGGGCGCTACTCGGCGCCGGCCGTGGGGGCGGCAGGGGAACGGCCGCCGCCATCGGCGGCATGGGCTCCGGCACGTGCGCGCAACTCGGCAACGATCCCGGCAGGATCATCAGGAGCATCCAGAGCGACGCGGGCCTGTGCATCGGCGATCTCGGAGACGGCGGCTTGGGTTTCGAGCGCGGCATCCGTCGCGCCGCTGTTTCGTGCGGTCGCTCGGTCGGCGGCATCGCGCTCGCGGCCGAGCAGCCAGTCGACCAGCGCCTTGAGGGCGAGGCCGACGACCGTCGCCCAGTTCATTCGGTCGCCACGGCCGAGCCGATGGGACGGCCGACTTCCGGCAGCGCGCCGGCGGCGGACAGTCGGGCGATCAACTTCGGTTCGAGCGTGTCGCCGATCCACCGGGCGGTGTCGGGGGCGTGCTTGACCGCATAGGCGGCGGCCTCGCGAAGCACCGCGCTGGCGACATGCACTTCGAGTACCTTGCCCTTGGCGGCGCCGGCGACGACGGCCAGGGCATAGTCGACGGCGCGGGTCAGGAGCTGCTCGGTCAGCTGCATCCGGATCCACGTCGGCAGGTACCGAGCCGCGACCCACATCAGCGCGGTGACCGCGAGCGAGGCGAGCGAAGACGTCGCCTGGACGATCCAATCGCCGACCGGGACGGTGACGGTGCCCTCGGCCGCATGGGCGACCGGGGGGAGCACGACGGCGACGACCAGGGCGGCGAGGAACAGCACCGCGGTGATGTGCCTCACCGCCCACATGACGGCCTCTTCGACCTTGGTCCGCGCGATCGACAGTTCGCGCGACGCGTCGAGGCCGGCGATGCGGTTGAGGAACTCGGCACCGAGATCCTTGATGGAGAGCATGCTCTGCTTCTCGGTCTCCGAGAGCACGCGGTATTCGTGACGGACGGCATTGTTCGCCGTGCGCTCGTCGGACGTGGCGTCGATCTGTGGCATCGAACTCTCCTTCAAACGACCTTGGAGCCGATCGGACCCGAGGCGCCGATGTGAACGGGCTGGACGGACGTGGGCTGGGCGATCCGCCAGGGCGATCGACGAATGGCGGCGACGCCGAAGCTCGCTCCCTCCGTCCAGGTCGACCGACCGAAGCGGGTGATGTTGCAGGCGTCGCTCTGATTGAAGCCGAGCACGTGGTAGGCGTCGGCATCCTCGCCGACGTAGATGCCGACGTGCCCGCCACCCGGGCGGCGGAAGACGATGACGTCGCCGAGAGCAGCCTGGGAAACCGGCTTGCCCCATTCGCGCCACGACAGAGCCCAGAGCGGGCTGTCGGGCAGATCGTAGCCGGCGCGCTTGACGGCAACCGCCAGCCCGAGGCCGCACCACGGCGTCTCGTCGTGGCGATAGTCGGCGGAGAGGCCGACCTCGCGGGCCATTTCGATGATGACGGGATTGTCGCCGGCACCGGCGACCTCGCGCAGACCGTGGAAGGCCAGCGCCTGCTCGAGCACGGCCGGCAGGTCGTCGCGCCCTTCGAGGAAGCTGTATCGGGCGGGAAGCGGCGCGTACATCGGGGGCCTCGTCGATCCGTCGACCGGGCAAATCCCGGAATTCGATGGACCGACCATGGGGCCGCCAAACGAAAAGAGCCCTGCTGACAGATGTCAGCAGGGCTCCCGAAGCGATGGCGTAGCCTAGACCAGTGTGACGCCCTTGTCAGCCGTCAGAAGAGCGAGCCTTGGGAGCCGTCGCGCATTCGCTTCTTGATCCTGAATGCGGTGCGCTGCGTCATCCCGCCGGCCGCCGCCGCCTCATTGCCGCTCTTCCCGGCCTCGAGCGCCTGCACCATCCGCCGGCGGGCCTGGGCGACGGTCCCGGCGGGACCATAGGGGATCGTGACGTTCTCGCCGCCCCGCAGCTCGACCAGACGTTCCGCACCCTCGCGGCCGAGCACCGCAATGAAGCGATGATCGGGCGCCAAGGTGCGCGGGACATAGACGATGCGACCGCCGTACTCCGCAGCGAATGCCAGGGCGGCGCCGGTGCCGGCGACGTCGGCCAGCTCCGCGAGCAGGTGCGGCAGGGGCAGGCGATCCGTCACCGGCGCCTCCCTCTCTTCGGTCGACGTCGAGACGAGATCTCGTCGAAAACGGAGATCTCGCAGATCCCCGCTTCCTGACGCCGAACATGATCGGGCCGCAACACGGTCACGACGGACTCGCCCGGCTCGTCCAGGATCAACTTGCCGCCGGAGACGACGACGATGCGGGCGCCATAGGCGACGCCGACCGCGGCCGAGGCGGCGATCTGATCGCGAAGCGCCTCTACGTCGAGCCCTTCGACCCGCTGGAGCCAGCGGACGAGAGCGTGGTCGGAGACGGAAATCGGCCGACGCTTGCTCATGCTGCCACTCCCTCGAACTTCGTGGTTTCGTTGCCCCACACGGTCCATCCGGGCCGTTGCTCGCGCCCGAAGATGTCGGCGCGACGGGCATTCGGTGCGAACCCTTCGACCATCCGGAAGAACTCGTCGGGCTTGCGGGAGTGCTGGCGCGCCACGCCGTCGAAGAGCGAGGGCAGCGCATGGGCATAGCGCGGGCGTCCGATCCTGCCGACCAGGACCGTCTCGTCGCAGGTCCGCACCACGTAGCCCGGCCCCATGCGGACCTTGCCGTTCTTGGTGACCTTGCGCCACGTGAGCCGGGAGACGTAGACGAAGCCCCATCCCTCCAGGATGTCGATCGCCTGCGGAAGGAGCGGTGCGGTCGCCCAGGAGAAGATCCACGCGTCGGCGCCGACGAGCTGGCCGACGGGCAGGCGCGCGATCTCGTCGAGCGGCATGCAGTCGTAGTGCGCCTGGGCGCTCTTGCCCTCGCCCTTCTCGCTGTAGAGGTCGAAGTGCCACGGCACGTCGATCGTGAGAAGGTCGTAGCCGAACAGCGGCAGGGGATCGAAGATCCAGCTCATGGCGTCTCCTCTTTCCGTACGCGCTGCAGTTCGTTCCACCGCTTGTCTGCAGCGGCGCTGGCGCAATCGGCCGTATCGAATGCACGACGCCAGGCGAGATAGGCGTTGTCGAGCAGACGCTGAGCGGCCCGCGTCGATCGATGCTCTCCCTCGGCGCGGCGAAGGTGATCTCGCGCCGCGTCCCACTCGCCGATCGCCTTCTGTGCCGCTTCGGCCCGCCGTGTGGCGTTGGCGGACGCGGCAGCCCAGCGGGCCGAGGCGAGGTCGTCGCGGCGGATCGCACGGCCCCCGGCGAGGATCTGGATCAGCGCGATCAGCTCTCCGGACGTGCACCGGGCGAGCGGAGGGAGCACGACGCGACGCTCAACCATGGCCGTGCCCCTCCTCGCCGGCGGCCAGCGCCGCATGGACACGCTTGATCGTCGCTTCGTTGTCCCGGACCCAGATCAACGTCGCGAGCGCCGCCTCAAGGCTGTCGCGGGTGTAGTCGCACTCGGCCGGCCGCATCCGGCCGCTCGATACCGCGCCGCGGAGGCGGCGATCGGCGTGGGGCAACTCGCCGGCGAGCGCGGCGATCTGGCGGGCGATCGGAACGCTCATCGCCGCTCCCCCGCGCGGGCGATCATCGCCTTCAGGGCCTCGGTGACGCGGTTCGCGTCCGACGGATCGCAGAACTCCGGCGCGCTCTTGCGGGTCTGGCGCTGGACGAAGGCTCTCAACGCCTCTTTCGAAGCGTTTTCGACGGCTCCGGCGATCCCGGCATCCTTCCAGAGCGCGTAGATCTTGCGGACGTGCGGCTTGCCGTACCCCCCCGCCGCCCTTGCCGGCCTTCGGCTGCCAGCCGAGACGGCGGAACTCGGCGAGAATGGTCTCCAGCTCGCGCTCGGTGGCGCCCTTCGAGCTGCTCCGCCCGATCACTCGGTCGAGGATCGCGCGATAGTCGTCATCGGCGAGCGACAGCTGGCGCCGCGCGATCTGGACCTTGGCGAGAAGCCCGCTCATGCGTCGGTCCTCCTCGCCTTGATCGTCAGCACGTGTCTGGGCGCGCCGGTGAGCGCGTTGGCGAGATAGGCGGGCCGCGCACGGTCGGCGGCCTTGATCATCGCGCGGCGGGCGGCGGGCTCCAGCATGGCCAGCATGGCCGCCTCGACGGTCATGAGAGCCGCGAATACCGCATTGAGCATGGGCAGTTCGGTCGCTTCGCCGTGTCTCGTGATCTCGTCGTTGATCAGATCGACCAACTCGGTGGCCTGACGTGCCTCTTCCGCCATCCGTTCCGCGACGGAGAGGGCTTGGATTCGACGGGCTTTCTCTTCGATCGTGAGCATGGGTCACCTCTGGCTGAGGATCTGTCGGGTGAGGTCGGTGATCTGCCGGAGGATCCGATCCTGGTGACGGGATAGGATGCCGCGGCGGACCTTGGCAGCGAGTTCGGCGCGCTGGGTCCCGAGGTCGATGGTCGGCGCCGGCGCCTCGACGGGCGCCTGCGGTGGATCGTCCGCCTCGGGCGGGAGAGAGCGGGAGATCCAGTTCATGAGGGCCGCTCCAGCAGGGCGAACCATGCGCGACGGCAATCGGCGTCCATCCGGTAGCCCCACCCCCGCACGGTCGTCACCCGGACGTCTGGATGCCAGCGCGCGAGCTTCTTCCGAGCCGTCGTCATCCTCACCTTCAGGATTTGGAGCTGGGGCAGCTCGCTTTCGGGACGATCGCCATAGAGAACGTCGAACAGAGCGTCCCAAGAGAGGCCGTGCTCTCGTCTGGCGATCGCGGTGATGAGACGCATCTCGAACGGTCTGAACCCGGGCAACCGTACCGGCGGCGGCGCCAACATCGCCTCGAGCTGCAACACGCGCTCGCGCAGCAACTCGTTTTCTTCACGGAGGCCGCGAACGTCCATCACGCGGCCCTCCCGATCAGCGCATCGGCCGCGGCACGCGTGCTGGGGGCAGTTCGCCAGCCCCAGACGTCGACCGCCTCGATCTCGATGCCGCAGCGCCGGAGCTTCGGGCGCGTGGCGGAGACGAGAGTGCAGATCGACTTGTGGTCCTGGTAAAAGGGCGCGAGCGCCGCCCCCACCTCGGTGGTGGACACGCCCTCCTCGCGACAGACGAGGCTGGCGAACGTCCACTGCGAGGCCGACCATCCCCGAGGGGGGATGCCAGATGCAGACTGCTCGGTCTCTCTCGCGACCTTCGCGGCAGCCGCGGACAGTAGCGCACCGACGTGCTCGCCGGTCGCCTGCTTGAGCACTCCGACGAGTTTGGCCACCGACGGCTCGGCCGAATGACCGGTCGAGATGTGAACCTCCAACGCCTCCGCGGGACCGGGCTCGCACCGCATCGGCACGGGGATCGGTACCGGGATCAGCACCGGCACCGGAACGGCGACGGCCTCGTGGACGATGCGCGTCTCGGCGGGGCGCTCCGCGGGCGCCGGCGCGACCGCCGGCCGGCGATCGAGGCTCTTGGCGACGCACGCCTCCAGCGTCGGGTCACCTTCGCCCTTGCCGCAGCGGGCGGCATAGGCCGCTTCGAACAGGAGCTTGGCGTAGAGCGCCGGGGTATAGCCCGCCACGCGCGCTCGATCGACGAGGCCGGCGAACACGCGGTCGGAGACGTGGATGGTGAGCCCGCGGGTCTCACCGGGTGCGGCGAAGGATGGCGTCGACATGATCGGCTCCTGCTGGAGTGGGGCCGCCGGCGAGAGCCGGCGGCGGCTCTCGTCACTCGGCGGCGCGGAGCGGCACGATGGCGGCGGTTTCGGCCTCGTCTTCGCCGCCGGCCATGGCCTTGACGAGATCGACGACCTTGCGGCGCTGCTTGGGGTCCTTGATGCGGATGAAGGCCCGGTTGAGCGACAGGCCCTCCGACGAGGACAGGAAGTCGACGATCGGCGAGGCCGGCGACTGGTCGAAGGCCTGCTCGCCGGCGATCGGCGCCTGACCGGGGGCGTCCTCGAAGAAGAAGGCGACCGGAACGGACAGCACGTGCGCGGTCGCCTGCAGGCGGCTCGCGCCGATCCGGTTGGTGCCCTTCTCGTACTTCTGGATCTGCTGGAAGGTGATGCCGAGGTGCTCGCCGAGGCGCTCCTGGGACATGCCCAGCATCATGCGACGAAGACGGACACGAGAGCCAACGTGGACGTCGATCGGGTTCGGGGACTTCTTACTGGCCATGGGATGATCTCCTTCAGGGTGGAGAGGTGCCGGCGACCCGCCGGCGAGGGATCAGGCAGCCGCGGCCGAGGTCGCGGCGGGAGGGACGGGCATCGCCCAGCGACAGCCGAGCTGGTCGACCAGGATCGCGACCTCGCGGTCTCCGTCGCCCTCGTAGGCAATGACTTCGCCCTTCAGCTCGAAGGCAACGCCGCCGCGGATCGCGATCGTGACGACGTCGCCGATCGCCGGACGGTCGGAGCCGACGGCGAGCGCCCAGGACGTGAAGAGCAGCGGGATGGGGTCAGCCATGATGGCGGCGCCTCGGCGTCTCGAGGGCGGCGAGGCCTGCCGGGGTGATGCACCATCCAAGGACGGCGCCAGACTTGGTCACCCACTCCGGGCTGACGAGGCCCGCCTGAGCAAGGCGTCTCATCAGCAATCGGACGTCGCGCGCCGAAAAGGCTTTCAAGCCGAGATACTGCCGGATCCCATAGTTGCCCGACGACGTCCGATACAGCGTACCGTCGCGCTCGCGGCCGACCAGCGACTTGAGGGCCTGACGATGGACCAGAGGCAAGTCAACCATCGGCGCCCTCCTCCTCTACGAGGTGTGTGAGCCGATCGAGGGCGCGCCGGCGGAACGCGACGAGCGCGTCCAGTCGGCTATCCCCTTCGCCTTCCGGCACACCGGGAACGAGCCAAGTCTCGCCGTCGTAGGAAAGGCGCGCGCATCCGGCGATCACGCGATGGACGTCGGCATCAGGGCCGTCGATGATCGGCAGAGCGCCGTCGGGTATCGAAGGGCCAAAGTCGATTTCGCCGCTGGCAAAGGAATAGGCGTGAAGATGGGCCATGGTCGCCTCCCTCAGAGCTTCGCGATGTCGAGGGAGACCGCACGCGGCTCGGCGTCCGGCGCCGACTTCGTGTGGAAGCGGACATAGGCCTTCGTCCCGTCGACGCGCATGCTGTCGCGGATCGCCTGCATCGCCCGCTTCCAGCGCTCGTCGTCGATCTCGAGCTGGAGGAGACCGAACAGCTCGGACTTGTTGACCTGCCCTTCCTTGTCGACCCGGAAGGCGCGCATCACGATGGTGCGGATCTCGTCGCGCCCGCCTTCGGCCCATTCGAGCAGGCACTCGTCGATGATCTTCTTCGCGACCTGCAGCTCCGGGCCGAACACCAGCCGATCCGCGATCTGGACGGAGACCTTCTGCAGCCCGTCGAAGGTGTTGAAGGTGACGTTGCCCTTCGCCCCGCCGCGCTTGGCCTCGTACTCCTGATCGAGCACGGCGTTGAACGCCTCCAGCTCGGCGAAGCACTCCGCCTTGAAGGCCGCGAGTGCGGCCGACAGCTCGCCGGCGCGCCGCATCAGCTTGCGGACGGTCTCGTCCATCAGGAGATCGGCCGCCTTGATCATGCTGATCGGCGTCAGCTCGCCCTTGGCGTTGTGCATGTAGACGGTGCCCGACAGCTCGAAGGCGCCTTCGGGGATGGGTTTCTCGGTCATTTCAAAGGTCCTTCAAGGTCAGTTCGTAGTGGGTGCGGAGGCCGTCGAACGCCTCCTCGAGATCGTCGAGGCACTGGCCGAGCCGTTCGATGGCGGCGGCTTCGGCCGCGGTGCCATGGGTGACTTCGACCTGTTCGCGAGCCGCGAGGACGGGGCCGACGGCCTTCAGCGTCTCGATGGCGGCCGCCCAGATGTGTGCGGGCACGTCGGTCATCGGCGGCCCTCCAGCTCGGCGAGGCGGGCGCATCCGGCGTCGGTGATCTCGCGGGTGCCATGGGCATCGGCGAGGAGCCCGGCCCGGACCATCGGGTCGATCGTGCGCGCGTCGTAGCCTTGGCCGCCGGCGCCGCGGGGTCTCCAGCTCCGTCCGATCGGCCAGAGCCGGCCGCGGCGGGCCGCCATGAGCGCGGCGACGCGGGTTTCGGTCAGCTTGATCTTCATGCCGCGTCCCCCCCGGTCGGCGGGGTCGGCATCCCGGCCTCCCGGCGCTCGCGGCCGAATTCCTCGGTCAGGTCGATCACCTCGCCACGCCGATGGGCACGCTCCGTCTGCGACTTCTCGAGGCTGGCCACGACCGGCCGCGGGCAGCGACCCCGCGCTTCCATCACGGCGATGCGCGTCTCGAGCCGGCCGACGTCGGCCTTCGCGATCGCCAGCTCCTGGATGAGCCGATCCGCGGCGGCAGAGCCCTCGACGGCCTCTTCGACGCGGTCGATCGTGTCGGCGAGACCCGCGAGAGCCATCGCCACGATGTCGCGAGGCAGCGTGATGGTCTCGGCCGCCGGCTGAGCGGCCAACTCGGCGCCGAAGCGCGTCGCCATCGCGCGCAGGAACAGGCAGGGATCGACGACGATCGGGATCATGACTTCACCTCGCGATGTTGGCAGGTACGGCAAGCGCGACGCAGGCGCGCACGGGTGGAGTTCGTCGCCCGGAAAGGCGCCGACTGCTCTTGGATGCAGAGATCGCGGCCGATTTCGTCGAGGACCGGACACATCACGGTCGCCGACATCAGGGCGCCGCGAACCATCTGTTCGACGCGCCCGAGGTCGCCTCGATACTTCTTCGAAATGACCTCGGAGATGGTGGAGGCGCGGTAGCCGATCAGGTCGCCGGCCGCGGCTTGGCCGACTTCCTCGGCCTTCCGCGCCACGACGAGCACCCAATCGGGAGCGTCGGCTCCCCATGCGGCGCGCGCCTTCGCAACGTAGTCGACGATCGTCGAGCCGGGGCGAGGTCCACGGTTCATGGGCTCACCTCCTCGGCCTTGGCTTGCCCGATGACCTCGTTCCGGTTGGGATCGAAGACGAACTTGGCGCGGAGGATCTTCGGCGCGAGGGGGCCGGTGTTCATCGACGGCTTCAGCCGGTAGCTGGCCTGACGATGCGCGTGGCCGGTCACCGTCACCGTCAGGTAGCCCGCGGCGAGGAGCGTCTTGACGTAGCTCTTCGCGGTCCATTCGGTGACGGCGTGCTCCTCTGTCGTAGCGGCGACCGCGAGTTCGCGCGGGGTGAACTCCTTCAGCGCTCGGATGGCGGTCCAGAGGGCATCTTGACCGACCGATACGATCCGCCCGTCGTTCGACACATGCGGCAGCATCACCGGCCGCCGAAGGAGCCGATAAGTATCACCCTCGACTGCGACGATTCCGGCCCGCACCAGCGTCTTCAGCCACTTCCTGACCGTCGATGCCTCCGTGCCGTTCGTCAGGTCGAGCACCTCGTCGACCGTGAAGGGCTGGGCGCGATCGTCCTCGGTGAGGCCGCGCACCACCTTCCACATGTAGGCGGACCCGCGCCGGATCGGCTTTCCCGGATCGACCTTGAGAGCGAGAACGATCGCCATCACGCCCCCCTCATCTTCGGGAGGGCGCCGGTGTAGAACCGACCCTCGAAATCGGCGGAACACATGGCGGCGACACCCATGTTCCGCGCCGCCTCGGTCACCAGATCGAGGTTCACGACGATGCGGCGGGCGCGGCCCTGGCTTTCCCGGCGGATGCGCTCGAGCAAGTCATCGGCGATGGCGATCGACGGACAGAGCAGCTTGGCGAGCGCGCGCGTGTCCTCGAGATCGCTCGGCTCGGCAGGCTCCCACACCAGCACGCGATTGTGGACGCGCTCGACCAGGGAGATCTTCGCCGGGAGCTTCTCTTCGCCCAGGAGGAGCACCGGCGCGCCGCTCTCCTCCTGGATCTGGCGCACGATCTCGATCATGTTCTTGTCGCAGAGCTTGTCGGCCTCGTCGATGATCAGAGGCCGGTCGTCGTCGACCAGCGTTTCGACGACGCGATCGGTCAGCTGGGCGATCGTGCCGCGCGGCTCGACGTGCAGCTCCTGGCAGATCTTCTCGAGCAGCACCTTGCGCGACCAGCTGTCGCCGACCTCGACGCGTGCGGCCTTCGTCTTGTTCTGGACGTAGATCGCCGAATAGGTCTTTCCGTAGCCGGAGTGACCGTAGAACACGCCGAGACCGGGGCGACCGGGACCGCGATTTCTCAAGCGGTCCATCACCTCCATGCAGGCGGCGACGTTCTTCAAGATGGCGACCGTCCCCCGTGGGTTGACGGCGAGTGAGTTGTTGATCATGTTGATCCTCGTGTTCACTTCATCGCCCCGGTCCGCCGGGGCGTTTCTTTTTCAAACTCAACGCAACACTTGCTCGCCGCCGTCCTCGTAGAGGGTGCGCATGGAGCGGTACTCGGAACCCTGCTGGTAGCCGCCGAGCCACACGGCGTCGGCGTTGGAGACGCTTTCGCCGCGCGCGATCCGGTCCTCGACCTCGAGGGCTCGGCGAAAGCGCTGCTGGCGGGTCTCCTGAGTGCGGAGCGGCCGGACGTTCGTCCCGCGCGCCTCGACGATGACGGGAGCTTCCGCCTTGGCCGCAGCGAAGATCTCGGCGGCGCGTGGCGTCAGCGGAGCGGCTTCATGCGTCCGCCCCACCTCGAGCGCGGCGGCGATCGCCGGCGTCTCGTGAGCCTCTTCCCGCTTGGGCAGCGCGACGACGTTCGGGATGTCCCGGGCGGCGACGCCCAGGGCGCGCTCGAGCAGGTTCGGCCCCTTGGTGATGCGTTTGATCTCGGCCTTCACCTCGCGGGAGGCCTCGGCGAGCCTTTCGTTGGTGATCTCGCGCTTGGCGGCGAGCAGCGTCGCAGCCGAGATGCCGCGCAACTCGGCGCAGATCGCCTCGCCGACGAAACGACCTGTCTCGGCGTCGAAGGCGAGCGCCCTTCCGGCGTCCATCGGGTCCATGCGCACCATCAGCCTGTGGCCGGGCAGCGCCTCATGAACGATGTAATGATAGTCGCCCACCCTCACGCCGAACTTGGTCGTGACGCGGATGCCGTCCTTGCCGACGGCGGGCATCAGCAGGATGTCGAGGGCGCGCTCCGGGATGGTCTTGATCGGTGCCGTCGATCGGGCGGCGGTGAGCGCCGGCGTGGCGCCGTCGAGGCCGCCATGCTCGCGGTGCGCATAGATCTCGTTCGACCAGCGGTCGACGTAACCCTGCAACTGGGGACCGGTCAGCTCGACGCCGAACGCGTCGGCCGTCTCCTGACCGAGGCGTGCGGCGACCCCCTTGCGATCCTCGATCCGCTTGCGATCGGCGACGGAGTGACCGACGAAGCCCGGCAGCAACGATGCGCAGTCATGTTGGAAGGTGCGGATCGCGCGCTCGACGTGACCTTTCTGCTGGGGCGAGTAGGGATCAGAATATTCGACCTCTATCCCGAGGGCAGCGAGCAGACGCTGGGTAGAGATGGCCTTGAAGTCACTGCCGTTGTCGGTCTTGATCTTCTCCGGCGCGCCCCATTCGAGGATCGCCTTGCGGAGCAGCATCGCGACCGCTTCCGCCCGCGGCGTCCGGGCGACGTACCAGATCGTCCGGCGCGTCGCGATGTCGATGCAGGCGTAGATCGCCCAGCGGCCGTCGACACAGAGCGCGTCGACCGGCGACGCGTCGATCATCCAGAGGGCGTTCGGCGTGCTGATCCAGGCGTAGGTTCCGACGCCGGCAGGCGCCATCGTCGACCGGTAGCGGTCGGGGTCGCTCAGGCGCGTCAACACCACCTTCTCGGTCGTCTTCAGCGCCTTGAGGGCATGTTGGAACGTCCGCACGGGCGGCATGTCGACGGACCGACCGGCATGGTCGACGACCGTGTCGCCGAACTCGGCGCGGCATTGGGTCCTGACTTGCGCCGCCGTGATCAGCGGCTGGTGAGCGATCAGCGCCAGCACGAAGGTACGGAGCTTGCCGTCGTTCGCGGTCTCGATGATGCCCTTGCCCTTGCGGGCGGCGGAGCGGTCGACGGCGAGCCGATCGGCCCGGCCGGTCCCCTTCACCGCGCGCCAGCGGGCGAGGGTGCGCTTCGACAGCGTCGGGATGATGCCGCGCACCCAATCGGGGACGTAGTGGCTGCCCCGATTGTAGCGATCGACGAAGATCTGGACGCGCGAAGCGAGAGAGATCCGCAGCTCATTCGAAAAGGCTTCGAAGGCAGCCACGATCGCGAGCCGCGCATCCCGCTCCTGGGCAGCGCGGTCGGAAAGATCGGCGCCGAGCACGACGGTCGGCGGCAGCGGCGCCTGGACGATCTCGATCTGGCGATGGCGGCGTTCGTATTCGAGCCGGGCGGCCGTGGGCAGCAGGGCGACGTGGTATTCGATGCCGCCGCCGAGCCCGGCTCGGTCGCGAGCATAGGCCATGGACTCGTCCCAACGGCGGCGAGCGGCGAAGCGGGCGAGGCCGCTTTCGGTCCTGGGCAGGTCCGGCAGCGCTTCGGCCGCAAGCTCACGGCAGGTCAGCCACTCTTTCACCGCTTGGCCCTCCATTCTGCGTCCGCTGCCTGTTCTTCGCGTTCGGCGCGCTCCCGCATCTCGCGAGCCTTCTCGCGGCGGAGCAGCGCCTCGTATTTCGCCTCGACGACGATCAGCCCGACCTCGGAGAGGAGCGTGTTGAGGGCGCGTGCGTCGCCCGTGACGGCGACGAGGCCGGCCAGCCGGAGCGCGCTGATCGCGTGCTCCTTCTCTTGGCTGGCGTAGTTGTCGAGCATCGCTCGGGAGACGGACTCTTCGAGCAGTTCGCTCATCGCCTCTGCGATCTCTTCGCGAGGCCGTCCGTCGTCCGCGAGCGTCTTGGCGATTGCCTTGGACAGGCTGCGCGCGCGGCTCCACGCCTTGACCTCTTCCGGCGAGAAGCGGGCCACGACCGGCTTCGGCTGGAAGTCCTTGAAGAGGTCGAGGGTGGAGCCGTCGCGCTTCATGCAGCCCTCCGACCCCTCACCATCAGCCAGCGGTCGATCGCGTCGGCGTGCGCTGAGAAGAACTGATCCTGGTCACGTTCCGGTAGGCGGCTGAAACGGTCGGAAACACGCTCCCAGCCCGTGAGGCGCGCCGGCGCCGGCGTCGCGTCGAGCACGGCGACGGCCTCGGCGACCGAGGCGACGGTGGGAGGCGAAGCGAGCAGAAGGCCGACGATCCGTTCCTGCCGAAGAGGCTCCTGGTGGGCGAGCTGCAGCAGCTCGGACGCGACCCGGGCAATCGGCGCCAGAGCGATGCGCTCGCGTACCGTCGGCACGATCCCGGTGGCGATCTTCACCGCGATCTGAACAGACCTTTCGGAGATCCCGAGCGCTTCGGCCGCGGCGAGCGAGAACCTTTTCGCAAAATCCTGCGAATTGGTTTCCGCCTCGGCGCCGCGCCGCTTTCCGCCGCGCTGATCGGTGGCATTGACGGCCTCGTAGAGCTCTTTCCAGGCGCACAGATGGATCGCACGATCGAGCGCGGTCAGCTCGCTCTGAGCCATGTTGGCGGTGATCTGGCGCTGACGGATGGCCGCCTCACCAGCGAACTCGGTGGCAGAGAACACCAGCGCGTCGATCGTGGACCGCCCCGCTTCGACGTGCGCCGCGTGACGGCGGAAGCCGGTCACGACGCGGAAGTCGTCACCGCGCTCGACGACCTCGATCGGCGGCAGCTCGTCGCCGGCATCCAGCATTTCGCGGAAGGTCGCGATCCAAACGGGATCGAGCGCCCGGATCCGACCGGATGCGTCTGTTCGGGAGATGTCGATGGATCTGAGTTGCATGTTCGACCTGTTCGAAGAGGGTTCGAACTTCCCCGGGCGGGGTCGCCGCCCGGGGAAGTTCGGGAGGAACGCTGCGGGTCAGCCCCCGCCTGCTCGCCACTGGACGCAGGTGACGCGTGTCCTCAAACTCGGCGTGCAACCAAACGAGTCGGAGGAATGGGGATGGCAAAGAAGCCGAAGACCGAGGTTGAGACGCTTGCGGAGATGGCGCGCGCTCCGGCATTCACCGACGTATCGTTGCGAGAAGCCGTCCAGCGATTGGTCCGAAAGAACCCGGAGTTCGGCCGCGCGCTGATCGCCGAAGCCCTTGACGTTCGGCGCCACCCGAAGCGCTTTCTCAGCCTTGACGAAGAGAGGAAGTGGTTGGACATGGCCGGCATCTCAGCCCTCGCCGTCGTCGAGAGCATCGAGAATGAGCTCCGGGTAAGCGAAGGCGAGGGTCAGGAAGATCTTCTCGGCCCCGTCGCTCCGGAGATGATCCGCGACGAAAGAGAGGAGGTTGCGTCCCGAGCCCTTCAGGTCCTCCGTGAGGTCGAAGTACGCTCGCGGGAACTCGAAGCCCTCCTGAAGGCGAACCAAAAAGCGCTTCAGATGCTCGCGCTGCTCATCGAATGAGAGCGCAGCGACCCTGATGTCCGCCGCCGGCTCGGTCGTGGTCGAGATCGCGCTCATGCGGCCTCTCCCATGTCAGCGCCGGTGGCGCATTTCGGACTCGTCGAGGCGGTGGGTGCCGTGGCAGTGTTGCGGCGGCGCTGGATGTAGCGGTCGGGCCACAAGGCCTCGACCGTCGTCTCGAGCGCCTTGGCGATGACCTGAGCACCGGCGAGGCTGCGTCCATCGAGGGCCTGCCTGCAGGCGCTCTCGTAGAGGCCGGCGTCGATCGCCAGCCGGGTGAGGTTGAAGCCTCGCCGGCTCAGTTCGGCCCGGATGGAGTGGCGATCCCACTTCTGCAT